ATTTTCTTCCTCATAATATTTAATCATTTCATTATAAGTAAATTTACGAAGCCAGATTGGCATATTGTAAACAGTATGCCAATCATAACCACCTTTTCCGTGAAATATTATTTGGTGTATTTGTGTAAAAAGTGAAATCCTTATTTCAGGAACTTGATCATACGTCAGGCCAAAAAAAGTTAATCCCAACTGGGATATTGACTCTAGTGCTACTTCCGTCGGGAAAAAAAGTTAGATCAACATCGGGTTGAATCTCTCTGATATAATTTCTAAGAGCTTTCGAGTCTTTAGCTAAGAGATAATTGTCAATAAAATTTCGAATATCTTTTTTATCTCGTTCCCCATTTACTGAGGTAATAAGGTATTTTAAACGGGTAGATAATTCTGGGGAATTGTCTTTATTTATTTTCTTTAAACCTTCTAATTCACGATTTATATCTTGTTCATCTTTATGTGTTAATAACTTAAATGTAACTGTATTTTGTGAATGGGGTAAAGTAAAAGTAAATTCATTTGTTCGATTAGTAAATAAAGTTTCGTCTAATGATTTATTTTCTATAGTTGATAAATCAATTGTATGTGTTTCACCATTATAATCAAATGTGTATTCTGAGCCGTATCCTAAAATACGAGATGCTACCATGATAGCGTTTTTATCTCCTACTAGTAAATCATCGTAGTTAATTTTTGATACAATAAGAGATTTCATCAATTTATCTAATACTGTACCATTTTTAATATATGATTGATTAGTAAGGATATCTTCTTCTTTAGCAGTCATGTACTTCATTTCAATAGTACCTTTTGCTAATTCAGATCCTTCGGCGTAAAGTAAACCTTTTGAGGGTAATTCAATGGTTTCAGTGGGTAAATTAAATTTTGATTCTTCCATAATTTTTATTTTGTTATAACTTTATTTGTCTGATATACATATATTAAAGAGAAGTAATATTATCAGGATTTATATTAAATGATATTACTCCTGGTGGGGGCGTTGTTTAATATTAGATATTAACATACCTACCATTTTAAATTTATCTTGATATTCTTCACTTAAAGTTCTTTTAAGTTCTTCTTTTACTAAAGTACGTAGAGTGGTTAGTTTCATATGTTATAAATATTATACTATCTAAGCAATGTCACATGACCATGATCTACTCTTTTTTCATCAGTATACAACATATCAAATTTAACTATCCAAGTATAAACACCTTCAGTACATTTTTTTTCATCGTATGTTCCATCCCATTTACCTGCAGGGTCATTTGATTTCCAAACTATTTCTCCCCAACGATTAAAAACAAATAATTCAAAATGATCTGTAGAATACCCACTTGTAAATACAGGACCCCATGTTTGATTAAATTCATTTCCATCTGGAGTAAAACAGTTAGGTATCCAATAAATTAAAGGGTCACATTCAATAACAGTTACAGTATATGTTTGAGGTAAACTAGGACAATTGTTAGATGTAGCAGTTGCCGTTATTTCATATATTCCCGCTTCATCCCACGTTAAAGTAATTTCTTCTCCGTAGTAATATAATCCATTTACTTCCCATTCTATGTTTCCATTTTCTGTTGCTGAGGTAAAATATGAAAATGTTTTAAAATCATTACATATCTCTACAGTTTGTTGAGACAAACATAGAAAAGGAAATAATATGAATATTAAATATCTCATTAATTATGTTGGATTGGAGATAATACTGGGACTGGGTTAATTTGAGCACCTGTACTTGCTGTAAATGTACATCCACCATTAGTATAAGTGTATGTAATTAAAGAGTTAGTTGTACCGGGACAGAATTGATTTCCTGTTACTCCTGTACCTGACCATACTCCACCTGTTGGGGTTGCTGCTAAAGTAACACATGGATCATTAGCACAAAATGGACCTACTGGTGTGATAGTTGGGATTACTTGATAAATTAATACATTAAGTGTTACTGGGGTTGCTGCACATCCTGATGTACTAGTAAATGCAACTGAAATAGCATTATTAATTAATCCTGGAGGGCAAGCTGACCAATTAACTTGGATTGAGTTGGTTCCTTGTCCTGATACTAGTGTAGCACATGGTGGGATTGTCCATGTATATGTCCCTGCCCCAGCAGATGGTACTTGGTAAGTTGATAAAGCTGTCGTTTGGTAACAAACTGTATCAGGGTTAGTTGTTGTTAACTGGGCTGTTAATAGTGTAGAAATTGATAAAAATAAAAATAGAAATAAACGTTTCATAGAAGTTAAAAATTTAATTATGGATAATATTCCCTAATACGGGAGGTGTTACATTGATTGTTCCGTTAAATACGGTAAATGGTGTTGCTGCATCACAAGAGCTACTTGTATAACTTCCCCATAATCCATCTGATCCAGGGGTTACTTGCAACAATAAATTTTGAGGAGTACATACATTTGCTACAGTTAATGTAACACAAAACGTCCAGGTACATGAACCTGAATCTCCAAAATCGTTTCCTGGGTTTCCATCAATTGTTAGGTCAAAAAAATATCCAGGTCCTACTGTAGTAATAGGTGATGTGGTAGATGTTACGGACGTCATCCATGTCCATTGTCCTCCGGTTGCATTGCCTCCACAATTAGCAGGTGCACTTTGAGGAGTTACTACTGACCATCCAGGTCCTAAAGTTAAATCAAATCCTTCAATCCAATTTGCTCCTGTTTGTGTATATCCATTCATTGTATAACACATTGTTACTGTTTGCCCAGGTAAATATGTTCCGGATGAAGGGGGTGGTGTTAATGTAAATGATTGTGTTCCATTACATTGATTATAACTAAAATAAGCTATAAAAACAAATAATATAACATTAATTAATTTCATGTTTATAAATATAATGATAAAAATTTAATAAACCAAGGGAAAGTAAAAAAGCTCCAATAAATTGGAGCTCATATACGGTATTTATTAATCTAAAATTAGTAGTTCAAGATACAGTAATCTGGTTGTACTGTTACTGTGATGTTTACAGCTGTTCCGTCATCATCCCAGTTATAATCTCCAAAATTAACTTCGGTAATCATAGCTCCTTTAATAATCCATTCATTTACAATATCACCTACAGGGCCTAAACCGTTAAATGTAATGTCTTTTTTATAGAAATCAGAGTAACCATCTCTACCTGTTACTGATTCATGGCCTAAACGAACCCATTCCATTACTGTTTGTGAACCTGCTGGGGTAATAGCTTCAAATAGGGTAAATTGGACTGTATTCCAAATAGTTTTTCCTTTTACGTAACGTTGAACGTTAATATGGTTAAGGGCAACTGCTGTTTGGGTTAATGAAATAGCTCCCATTCCTTTTACTAAATAAGATGGAATCCCATCCATATAAAGAATGAAGCGGTTAGTTAGTCTAGGTTCAAACGCCGTGTAGAATATTTCGTTTGGATTTAAAATTGCCATTTTCTTTTTATTTTAATTTTGTTTTATTATAAATATCTAATTTTTTATTTTTTACCCAGGAAATTCAGCTCCAGTTGGTAGTAAAATAAAATCTAAAGAAATGAATTCTGCTGTTCTAGTTGGTTGAATATAAATTTGACCTACTAATTGATTTCTATCTATTACTGCTGGTCCATTATTTGTATCATCCATTACTACTTTAAAAGCGTATAAACCTTGTTTTTGTTGAATAGCTTCTAAATATGGAGTTACTCTTGCAACAAATGAATTTCTTGTAGCAATAGTGTTTTGTTCAAACACTACTGTATCGGCAATTTGGCGGATGTAACTTTTTAATTCAATCATTAAACGCCTTACATTTACTCTATCAAGTGCAGAAGCTGATTTTTGTAATGTTTTCTGTCCAAATACTACAACCCCTTGTCTTGGTAATGTAGCTAATGGATTAATATTATTAGCGTATAATGCATCTTTTTGTGCTTGTGATAATTTAATTTCTGTAGCTAATACTGTACTTAAACCACCACGATTAATACCTGCTGGTGCAAACCAAGGAGCAGATACTTTATCATTAAATGCGTAAACACCTGGAATAACAGTTGAAGCTGGGGCCCATACTTGTTTTCCTGTTCCCGGGTCAATGATACGAACCCAAGGCCAGTAAGTAGCTGTGTATGAATTATCTCTTGATTGGGCTTGTGTTACTGTTTGAGAAACAGTATTTCCATAAGAAGACAAATCAGCTACATACATATTATCACCTCTTGCTATTGTATTAGTAATAATATTTGTAATTTGACCTGTATGTCCAGAAACATCATTCAATAATCCTGGGGTAAATAAAAGGTTAAATTGATAAGCATCAGGATTTGCTAACAATGCGATCATATTGTTATAATCACTTCCTGCTAATCCTTGGGTATTTGTTGATATAGTATCATACAAATTAACAGTATTATTTACAGTTCCAGTAGCATTGTAAAATGAACCACCTGCTGAACCACTACCATTTAATGGGATTGAAGAAGTATAAGCATTTATTGCTACACCATTTGCATCAAAATAGTTTATAGTTGGTAAATCAACGGATTTAACACGAATATATCTAGAATTATTTGGATAACTTCCCGTAATTTCTATTTGATTATCAACTGGGTCATAGTTATATGCTTGGTCTCCTATTACTCTAGAAATATATCGAGATGAATTTGGATCTAAATTAACATTATTCCAAGATTCTAATACTATTTTGCTATTCTCAGTATCATTACCTTGTCTAACTAACAAATTAAATGTACCTGATCCTGTATTTGGGTTAGTAACTTCCCAACGGATATTGGAAACAGATCCTGAATTTAGGATACCATTAGATCCTAATGCATTAGATCCTGAGTTGTTCATTATGATTCCTTCAGAAATAGTTTCTAAAGTAAATGAAGCTGAAGTTGCATTCAAATAAGAACCTATAGTAGTACTAATTGCTGGTGTGTATGAACCAGAAGCTACTCTAGCTACTAATAGGGAAGTTCCTCCATAGTTAAAATAGTTGTAAGCTGCAATTGAAGTTAAATAAGAATAAGATTGTCCACCACTTATAAAAGTATCTCCAAAAATATTTTGGTAATCTGAATATGAAGTAACTAATGTTGGGAGTTCAACAGGACCTTTTACTGTTGGTCCAATAATAGCAGCACCTGCTTGTACGGGTTGTCCAGTTAAAAACGTATTATCTATTTCGCTAATTGCTACTCCAGGAGAAGATGTAAATTTTGCCATTTTACTTTTTTATTATAAATATTAATCTTTTTCTTAAAATCTAAATTAAGAAGGGAAAACTGCACCTGTAGGTAATATGTTAAAATCTAGAATAATAAACTCAGCTGTTTTAGTCGGTTGTAAATAAATTTGGCCTACTAACTGGTTATTGTCTATTACTGTTGGGGTGTTATTTGTTTCGTTCATTATAACTTGATATGAAATTAATCCTTGATTATTTTGAACGGTAGATAAATATGAACTAATAATTGAAGAAAATTCATTTCTAGTTGCAACATCATTTTGTTCAAATACATAAGTGTTTGCTACTTGAGAGATATAATTTTTTAATTCAATTAATAAACGTCTTACATTTACACGATCTAATGCACTTTGTTTTTTCTGTAGGGTTTTTTGTCCAAATACAGTAACTCCAGTATTTGGAAATGTTGCAATTGGGTTTACATTTGCTTGGTATAATGAATCTCTATTTCCTTGAGTTAAAAATCTTTCAGCTGAAAGAACATTAGTCATTATTCCTCTATTAATTCCTGCTGGGGCGAACCAAGGGTAAGAGATAGAATCATTTTTTGCATATACTCCAGGAATCATTGTAGAAACCGGTACCCATCTTTGAGTAGCAGTATTAGGGTCAATTGTTTTAGTCCAAGGCCAATATGTTGCAACATATGAGTTATCATATAATGTACGAGCATTATTAGTTAAAACGGAATTAATTTGAGACCCATATTTAACTAAATCAATAACAGTCATAGTATCTGTTCTTTCAGTAACCATATTTACTAATTGAGTTACTACAGGAATATGACTTGAAAATGTATTATCTGCTATTAATCCTGGGGCTGTTATAAAATTGTATTTGTATGCATCTTTATTAGCTAGCAAAGATATAGATTCAGTATAGTCATTTGCTGTTAAACCCTGGATGCTAGTATTTGTAATATTTTCATAATACATTCCAACAGATCCTACAGGTATATTATCTCCTTTTCCATCACCAAATACTCCTTGTGAAGCTGTTGGGAGTGAACCAGTATATTCACTTTTAGGTAAACCTAAATTGTCAAAATAATTTGGGGTAGTTAAATTAACTTGTTTAACCCTAACATAATTTGAAACATTTGGATATTCTCCATTTAATTGAACAAAATATTCACCATTATCTGATCCTATAGTTTCATATTGGTTTCCAATTACTTTTTCAATATAATTTGGTGAAAATGGATCTAATGATAATGGGCCCCAAGTTTCTAATATTGAAGGTTGAACAGATGAATCATTACCTTGTCGAATAAGTAAAGTAAATGTTCCATTATCTGTATTTGGGGATAAAATTTGCCATCTATAATTATTAGCTGATCCACTAAGTAGTGTATCGTTTGAACCTGTAGGTCCTACACTATTTAATATATTTCCTTCAGCTAAGGTTTCTAAGACAAATGCTTCAGTATTTGTACCCCCAGAAAAATATGTAGTTGTACTACCAGAAGTTATATATTGTAAATTTCCTATTAATCCATTTGATCCAACATAAGTAAACACTATATTTGGAGAAGAGGCACTTGATGAAATGTATTGTAAAGAACTATTATATGGTGATATTGAATTACTAATATTGAATGTAGCGGATGAAGACACAGCATAACTTGCTAAAGTTGAGTCAGCAAATGAAGCAGTATTAATATATATAACTGTTGAAGTATTTGCTACAGTAGATCCTGTAAAATAAAATGTAATATTATTAACATCAAATGAACTTGAACCTACAGCTGCTACACTAGCAGAAATATAAGTTAAATCTAAACTAGCAGAAGCAGATGTAGCTGCTGTAGATGATGGAATAAATGAAGATGTCGCCGGAGTCCATGCTGTAGCTGTGCTTCCACTTACTACTCTAGTTACAAGTAAAGCTGTTCCACCATTATTAAAATAATTATATGCTGAAATTGATGTTAGGTATGTATATGATTGACCTCCACTTAAAAATGTGGTACCATATTTGTTTGTGTAGTCACTGTAGGTTGTACATAATGTAGGGATTCCAACTTTACCTTTAGGAGTTGGTCCTATAATAGCAGCTCCAGCTTGAACTGGGGCTTGGGTGATAAATGATTGATCATTTTCTATAGTGAGTACACCAGGTGATACAATAGTTTCAGCCATAATAAATTATTTTATTATAAATATGGTAAACCTAAAATAGATTAATCTAAATTGATAATTTCACCTGTTGATGGGTCTATATTTGATTTACCGTATTTTTCAAATACTGATTTTGTGAATTCTTTTTCTCTATTTGATAAATCTTCTAAAAAATCTCTAGCAATAGTATGTCTTTGTTCAATTTGAATTTTAATTAATTCAATTTGTCCAAGTTCTAAAATTACATTTTGAGTTTCTTCCTGGATTTGTTGTAAAGTTTTAAATTCTTCTTCTGTTAAAAACTTTTTTTCTGTTGTAACTGTTTCCATTTTATTTTATTTTATAAATTTAGTTTATTCCAAGCACTTCCACTTCCAAAATAAAAATCTCCACTTGAAGAAAATGCAATTCCTCCATTTATTACTGTTGGTAAAGGATTAGTAGGAGCAATAACAAGTGAACCTGTTAATACAAGGTATGCTTCTGGGTCTGTTTGTGTGTTTATTGGTTTAAGTTGGAGGGAAGATGAGTTTTTATTTCCTACTCTAAATCTTATTTCAGAATTTGATTTAAAAGTGCCAAGTTCAAGATAATTTAAATTATGCCCCCAAAGTATTCTTGAAGCAAATCCATCTCCCGGACTACCCATTACTATTCCAGAACCATTAGCATCTGGTGATAAAAGAGTTAAATAATTTGTAGTACTATTTTCTATAGCTACTGTTGTTCCTGATACTATTGAAGATACTCCAGATGATCCATTTTTAATAATAGCTCTAAGTTGCTCATTCCCCGCAGAATAAAGTGAAGAGGTTCCAATAAGAAGTTTATTAGCACTTCCTGTGTTGCAAAATAATAACCCGGTAGTAGAATTAAATGTTAAATTAGATGTTCCTTTTGAGAGTTGTCTGCTAGTACTTGTCCACCAAGGAATTTGACCAGATGTTTGGGTTCCTGATGTTGTTTGGGTAACGTATGTGTTTGTGCTAATTTGAAAATATACAATACTATCTGTACCTATTGTAGGGTTATTTGTTTGTTGGGCAAATAATAAACCGGCTTGACCTCCCTCAGAAGGTATTACAACTTGAGGATCAAACTCAGAAGTTTGATCTGAATCTGTTGTTCTAGTTAATATGTATGGGTTAAAAGGTCCTCCTATTTGGGTTACTTCATATACACCATTTCGTAAGTTAGGAGTTTCGTTTTTAATCAATATACGATCATTTACTAAAATTACTTCACCATTTATGTTAGGCAGGGCACCATTAGAAGAGCCAGATAAAAATGCACCTACACCATCATTTAAAGGACCATTATCATACACTGGGGAATAGGGTAATCCAGTGGTAGTAGCTACTCGTACAGTTAAGGGGGAAACTCCAAGGTTATCTATACTACCTTCAACATAAGATGCAGTTACTGCATATGAAGCTGTTAAAGGATTTATAATACCCGGTTCACCGTTTATGGAACCAGTCATGTTAAATGATCCTGAAAGGGATATATCGTATGCTTCGGTTGCTGTAAAGGCATCTATTGATTGGGTAACGTGATAGTCTTGGACAGTGTTTCCTGTAGTAATACCAACTTTAGATAAAGTATTTGCCATTTTATAATTTTATTATAAATAT